TAAATCATTTAATAGTATTTTTAAGCCAATAGATAAACCTACTGCTTGCTTAAAATCTTTACCATCGACATCTAATATAAATTCATTAGGCATATATATTAAACCATCATATCCAGCTAAAGTTTTCTTACTTGCAAAGAACTCTTTAACATAATCATCATATTCATATAATGACATAAAAGTATCATTATCTAAATTGTGCCAACTACTTTCTTCAGATGCTTCTTGAAAGTAATGTCTTTTGCTAAGACTAAAGGCGAACTCTTTAATCATATTGACTCCTGATTGAAGAGTGGGCAGCTGAGAAGTGCTATAACCAATCAAATGAGCATCAAGCGATGCAGAAGCGTACCCACTCTCATGTTATTATGTTAAAATGGCATACCCTCTGTCGCATTGTCGCTTTTTACTGCTGATATCAATTCATCCATAGATGCTTCACCATCAACAGTTGCGTTAGATTGCACTTTTGGTTGGATATACTTATCGAAGAATGTTTCAGCACGACCTTTCCAATAATTCACATCATCTTCAGTAAATTCTTCAATCATATTCTTGAATGGAACAGGTGCTATCTGAGGTAATACTCTTGAATAGTCACCATCTTTATATAGAAATATATTTATCTCTTTTCCTATTAAAGTTTCAGCGCTATCATCTAATTTAATAGTCACATTACCATCTGCTCCTTCTAATCCATCAGATATACCAGCGTTAGCAAATCTAAAGATGTTTCCAATTGCAAACTCTTCACCATTCTTTCCTTCTTTAGCATATACTCTCATATTCATTTTATCAGAATATCCTTCAAAGCATACATCAAGGAACTTTGTATCATTCCAATCTCCATACTTTGCTGTGCTTATAGTAGCAGTATGCCAGCCTGGGCTAAACTTACTACCACCACCTGTACTTTTTCTTACTGTTAGTGTTCTTGTCATTTTACACTCCTATTATTTACAGTTGCGTTTCCATCATCATCTACCTGGGCTAATCCCACCATAGATGTTAATCCATACCTTCTACCATAAGTACATGCACTACCGATCTCTTGTGCATCCTTCTTATTAGTAAGAGGAATTCTTATTTCACTTCTAAGCCATTGACCTGACTCATGTAATAACATTGTAGTTATATAATAACCGCTAGTATTACAAAATCTATTGCCTTGACTAATTGATAATCCATGTTTATTTAATGCAGGCATACATGCTTCTATACATGAGTTAATATCTGCATAATTACTTTTATAAAACGGATTAACTTTACCTTTAGATACTCCACCCATTTCGCTTTGTGCTTTAGCTAATGCACCAGCTAACTTATCTATTTCATTGGACTTCCAATCATCAATAGATATATATTCAGGGGACAGAATTTCTTCTTCAACAGGTTGTTGAATTTCATTTTCGGACATATTTTCTCCTTTGATTAGGGTTATAATTTACGAAATCATTGATGACTTTTGCAACAACATTGTTGGGAAATTAAAAGAAAATTTCACATTATATGGTTGCTTCATCACTACTTTTCTTACAGCATTTGCTATAAAACTTCCACTCATATTTGAACAGTAACTTGTAGCTTTTGCATTGCAAGGCTCTTCACTTCCTGT